TTCACCTAGATGTAGATGAGCGCCCCATTGAGCTAGTCACGCCATTAGCGCTGCAGTCTTATCGTAGAGGTGGCGCGGACACGACAGGTAGGCCAAAGTATTATTCTGTGATTGCGGGTCAGCTTGAAGTTTGGCCTACGCCAGACAGCGCCTACACAGGTGAGCTATATTACTACGCACGCACCACACCATTGGACGATAGCAATACCTCAAACTGGATTTTGCAATACTTTCCAGATGCGTATTTGTATGGTGCTTTGATGCATTCTGCGCCTTACTTGGTTGACGATCAGCGCACGACAGTTTGGGCATCGTTGTACCAAAGTGCGATTGATGGTATCAATAGTAACAACGAAAAAGCCAAGTTTGGCGGCTCAGGCTTGCGGATGCAGGTCAACACATTCTAGGAGAAAGACATGGCAACAATTTCAGATTATGTGCTAGACGCCGCACTGTCCAAGCTGGACTTAGAGGCAGATCGCATAGACATTTGCTCACAGGAGCCTACGACATACACAGAGGCGACAAGCACCTATACGCTAGGCAATAGCACCTCAGTATCGTTTGGTACGCCAGAGGATGGTGACACGTCAGGCCGCAAAACAGCCTGCGCAGCAATCACAGATGGCTCAGTGACAGGTTCAGGCACAGCAACGCATTACGCGATCACAGACGTATCTGCGACACGCCTGCTTTGCACAGGTTCGCTGACAACATCGCAGGCGGTTGTGTCTGGCAATACATTCACAGTTGCTACGTTTGACGTAGAAATCCCTGATCCAGCATAAGGTGCAGCATGGTCGTACTAGCCAATAGAGTTAAGGTCGCTACGGCAACCACAGGCACAGGCACTGTAACGCTTGGCGCAGCCTCTACAGGCTATCAGACGTTCGCGGATGGCGGTGTAGCTGATGGAGATACTGTGCGCTACACGATTGAGGATGGTGACGATTGGGAGATTGGCTACGGCTTATATAGTTCAACTGGGACAACCCTGACGCGCACGCTAATGGAAAGTTCTACAGGGTCGCTGTTGAACTTATCTGGCACCGCAGAGTTGTTTATTACTGCTGGCGTTGAGGAAGTGTATGGCTACGTCACAAGTACATTAGATGCAGATCGCACACTGGATAGCGGGGTTGAGTTTGACACGGGTAAGGGCTTTACCATTGCGGATGGCGTTACTTTGACGATCCCGACAGACGCGCAGCTTGTGATAAACAATTACACTGAGAAAAGGCCATTTTAGGAGATAGGAAATGCCCCTTAAAATTAACTCAACAAATGGCTCAGTAACGCTTACGCCAGAGGATGGCGTGGGCAATGTTGATATTACAGTTCCGCGCAGCCCAATCGTGGGGCAAGATCACGCTGGCGAGTTAGTTGTTGATAGCTACAACGAGCGTTACGAGGCCGTTACGTCTACATCAAACGCAACTACTGTTGACTGCGAAAACGCAAACTCGTTTAGCCACACGCTGACTGAAAATACAACTTTCACGTTTAGCAACCCACCAGCCTCTGGCACTGCATATACGTTTAGCATTGAGATAATTCAGGATGCGTCTGCGTCAGGCTACACGGTAACTTGGCCCACATCTGTTGATTGGCCCAGCGCAACCGCGCCTACGCTAACTGCAACGGCATCTGCGAAAGATTTGTTTGTGTTTTACACCCGTGATGGCGGCACAACTTGGTATGGCTTCACGGCTGGTCAGGCATTGGGGTAGGTTATGGCGACTAAGAAAAAACTTCTTGAAGCTGCTGCTGGTGCAGGTGGTGTTGATAGCTATTGGATAAACCTGTTAGGTGGAACTTCAGTTGACGTTGGCAGGGGAGTAGCTATAGACTCTTCAGACAATATTATTGTTACTGGTTACACTAACTCAGATGGTGCTGGGACTGATGACGCCTTAGTGGCTAAATACGATTCATCTGGCACACTTTTATGGGACAAAACTCTAGGTGGAGCTAACGCTGACTATGGTTATGGAGTAGCTATAGACTCTTCAGACAATATTATTGTTACTGGTTACACTCAATCAGATGGTGCTGGAGAACTTGACGTCTTAGTGGTTAAATACAATTCATCTGGCACACTTTTGTGGGACAGAACTCTAGGTGGAGCTTCGAATGACCTTGGCTTTGTAGTAGCTATAGACTCTTCAGACAATATTATTGTTGTTGGTTACACTGGCTCAGATGGTGCTGGAAACTTTGACGTCTTAGTGGCTAAATACAATTCTTCTGGTACACTTCAATGGGACAGAACTCTAGGTGGGGCAAATAATGACATTGGCTATGGAGTAGCTATAGACTCTTCAGACAATATTATTGTTGTTGGTCACACTGGCTCAGATGGCGCTGGGGGTAATGACGTCTTAGTGGCTAAATACAATTCTTCTGGTACACTTCAATGGGACAAAACTCTAGGTGGAGGTAGCAGTGACTATGGTCGAGGAGTAGCTATAGACTCTTCAGAAAATATTATTGTTGTTGGTTACACTGCCTCAGATGGTGCTGGGGGTAATGACGTCTTAGTGGTTAAATACAATTCATCTGGCACACTTTTATGGCAGAGGACTCTAGGTGGAACTGGGCAAGAAAGTGGCTATGGAGTAGCTATAGACTCTTCAGACAATATTATTGTTGTTGGTGTCACTCCCTCAGATGGCGCTGGGGGTCAGGATGTCTTAGTGGCTAAATGCAGTTCATCTGGCACACTTTTGTGGGACAAAACTCTAGGTGGAGCTAGCAGTGACTATGGTCAAGGAGTAGCTATAGACTCTTCAGACAATATTATTGTTACTGCTTACACTCCCTCAGATGGCGCTGGGGGTAATGACGTCTTAGTGGCTAAACTTCCCCCTGACGGAACTGGCGACGGAACTTACGGGAGTCTAGTCTATGAGGATGCAGTCCTTACATTCGCAGTAGCAGGATTGACCGATGCCGCAGCAGTTTTAACTGATGCACCCGCAGTGCTGACAGATGCCGCAGCAGTGCTGACAGACCAAGCCGCCGTTCTTACCGAAGAATTTTTTGAAATCACGCCGTAAGGAGACAGAACTATGGCCTATGTCAAAACACAAAACGGACAAGTGCAGAAATTCCCATATACCATTGGAGACTTGCGTAAAGATAACCCAAACACAAGTTTTCCAAAAAAAATCTCAGAGGCTGGATTGCCAGAGTTTGGGGTTTATCCTGTAGGGGAAGAAGATGCGCCAAGTTATGATTTAAGGACGCAAAAAATTGAGCGTCAATCACCAAGTCTTTCTGGCGGTTCTTGGTCAATTGGCTGGGCGGTTATCAATAAATCGCAAGATGAAATAGATCAGTACGATCAGCGTGTGGCTGACAAAAACAGATTTAAAAGAAACGAATTGCTGGCTGAAACAGATTACTTTGCGCTAACTGACGTAACTATGAATGCGGCAATGACTAGCTATCGACAGGCGCTGCGTGATATAACTAATCATGCAAATTGGCCGCACCTCAGTGACGAAGATTGGCCTGTGAAACCAGAATAGGGGCGCGATATGCCACTAAAACTTGAAACGCAAAACGGCGCAATTATTGTAACTGGTGAAGATGGCAGCGGTGACGCGGCTGTCACGTTTCCGCGCGGCGGTATTGTGCAGCCGACACATACTGGCGATGTCAGCATAACTGGTGAATTTATTGCCGACAGCGTTAATGAAACCTACAGCGCACTGTCTGGCACTGCCGTTACAGTTGATTGCGAAACTGGCAACTTCTTTGCTTTAACAACAAGCGGCAACACAACATTCACTTTTAGCAACCCTCCGACAAGCGGTACGGCTTACAGCTTTACACTAAAGTTGACTGCTGGCGGTACGCACACTATCACCTATCCCGCATCTGTTGATTGGGCTGGCGGCACTGCACCTGACGCGCCAGCGTCCACGGAAACTGATTTACTCGCATTCACAACCTATGATGGCGGGACAACTTGGTACGGCTTCCAAGCTGGGGATGCAATGGCATGAGTATGACGGCTCGCAGAATGCAGATGGCTGCATCTGCTGGGGGTGCTGCGGCGGGCGAGGACTTATATAATGCATTCTACTCTGTGGCAGAGTTTCAAAATAATGACAGTGCAAGCGATACGAGTTCAAATTACAGCGTCAGCGAAGTTCAGCAGAATTATAGCGGAACGGGAAGGCTGTACTTAATTCACAAGGCAACTGGCGCTACATCATTTTATAATGATGTTCCAATCGCGTGTATCCAAGTATTAAACGCAAGCGGGACATCAATAAATCAGCAGTGGTGGTTCGGCGCATCCAATAATGGCCAAGGGTGGACTACGCACACTTCTGAATATAACTTTGGGGCAATTGGCTCTGGAGTAAATATAACACCCTCTCAAGCTGCATCAAATTATACTTACACAGTAAATGTAGTAAATGGCGCTACGGCTGATCGCTTCACTCTTGCAACCTCTACTAGTTCAAATGATACGGGCGCAGTTGATGGAATTGCGCAACCTAGTTCCCCTATGACCCTTGGCGAGAAAACAGTGTCTCAAAGTTTAGATACATATTATATGTATAGAGAAACGAGTGGTGCAATAGTCCCATACTGTAGCCTTTGCAGAAGCCCCTCGCGCACTTGGACAGGCGGCGAAATAATTAGAATAGCGTATATCATCGGCAACTATCTTACAGCGAACTACTACACGCCTGACGACACATTATTTCTGGGGATACAGTAATGCTAGGTTTTAACGCACTCTCAAAAACGCCTCTGGCAGATGATAATGTAAACTTAGGCCTTCCAGTATCTATTGTCGTGGATAGCATTACGGCAGGAATACCTGTCGTTGATACTGCGCCTGTTTTTGAGGATGAAACAATCCCAGCGGCGGAGATTACGTCTGGCGCTCCTGCCGTTGATAGCGCGAATGTCATCGTTGTTTACAATTTCTCTG